CGCGTTGGTGGCTTTGTCGCATTGGGAGGATATGTGAGCCGTACCATTATCATCGTTATTGCTGCGTTGGTGGTGGGGTTGGTAGTGCTGGCTTGGACGACCGACCGCTACCGTAGTAACGCCATCACCTACAAGGGACAGCGCGATAAAGCCACTGAACGGCTTAGCCTGGCCAACGCCACTATCACAGATATGCAGACACGTCAGCGTGATGTGGCTGCACTGGATGCCAGATACACCCAGGAGTTAGCCAATGAAAGAGCCAAGATTGATGCTTTGCGTGATGATGTTGCCGCTGGTCGCCGCCGGTTGCGTGTCAACGCCATCTGCCCCAGTCCAGTGCATCAAACCCTCGGCACCGCCGGCGTGGATAATGCAGCCCGCCCCCGACTGGAGGACGCCGCTCAACGGCATTATTTCACCCTCAGAGAGCGGCTAGTGACGATGCAGAAGCAGTTGGAAGGAGCGCAGCAGTACATTCGAGAGCAGTGCCAATAAGCCAGCATTACAGCTCTCTTCGATGAGGGCCTGCGATAATGCAACGGGGTCGCCATGTGCGGCCCTTTTTTCTGGAGGTAACAATGAAACGTTCGTCATTTACTCAGCACCCCAGGCGCTGCAGCTACTGCGGTTCGTTAACGCATATCGTTCAATTCTGCCCCAAAACGTATGCAGGGCGCTCGAATATAGAGAGCCGCGAGCGGGTTAAACGGCTGGTAAACAATACCAGCGTGGAGTAACCAGGGTTGGTGATGCATACATGAAAGAGCCACGTATCTACGGTAGTAAATGGGATAGGGCAAGGATTGCGTTCTTGCGGGCTAATCCGCTGTGTGTGATGTGTCACCAGCAAGGACGGCTTGAGGCGGCCACAGTTGTCGATCACATCGAGCCACATCGTCTTAAAGAAGCGCTGACTTCAGGTGACAGCCAGCGCATTACGAAATCCCAGAAGCTGTTTTGGGATCAGAAGAATTGGCAGGGGTTGTGCAAGCAGCATCACGACTCCACAAAGCAGCGGATGGAGAAGCGGGGGCGAGCGGTTGGCTGTGGCGAGGATGGCATACCATTTGGAGCCAACCAGCACTGGGGAGGGGCGGGGTGAAAGTTCCCCCCTCTCGCACTAAATGACCGCCGCTTCTCCTTTCCGTGCACAACCGCGAAATGAAAAGTTTTTTTCCGGGAGGTTCCGATGGCAGGACGACGCCCGAAACCGACCCACCTCAAAGTGGTGACCGGTAATCCGGGCAAGCGAAAACTCAATGACAAAGAGCCTACCCCGGCGAGAGAAATACCGAGCCCCCCGGCGCATTTGACCGACTGGGGAAAAGTGGCGTGGGGAAAACTTACTCTCTTGCTGGATGGTATGGGGATTCTTACCGTCGCCGACACGCTGGCGCTTGAGCGCCTCTGCGATATCTATGCAGATATCTTACAGTTGCGCGACACGATTGCGATCGAGGGGCGTACCTATACCACAAAAACCCAGATGGGCGACTTTCTCATTAAGGCGAATCCGGCTGTTGCCATGCTGGCTGATGCCGATCGTCGATTTAAGAGCTACTTGGTTGAGTTTGGCCTGACACCTGCTGCTCGATCTAAGGTACATGTTGATGGTGGAGAGAAAGAAGAGGACCCGCTCAACCAGTTCTTCGGTTGATCCTGCGACCCAATACGCTCGCGATGTGACCGATGGAAAGGTGATCGCCGGGCCTGATATCCGTAATGCCTGCAAGCGTCATCTGCGCGATCTCGAAGAGGGGCCATCCAGAGGGTTGGTGTGGGATACGGATGCTGTAAAGCGCGTCATTGATTTTTATGCCAAGGTGCTGAAGCTCAATGGCGGCGAGCATGAGGGGGCGCCATTTATTCTATTGCCGTGGCAGTGCTTCGTGGTGGGCTCCCTGTTTGGCTGGAAACGTGCAGACGGCTCTCGCCGATTTCGAACGGCGTATGTGGAATCTGGCAAGGGATCGGGAAAATCACCGCTTGCTGCAGGGGTGGGGCTATATTGCCTGGTTGCCGATAGAGAGCCGCGCGCAGAGGTCTATGCCGCAGCAACCAAGAAAGATCAAGCCATGATCTTGTTCCGTGATGCGGTTGCAATGGTTGATCAGTCACCCGCATTATCTCAACGCATCGATAAATCGGGTGGTGCAGGAAAAGAGTGGAACTTGGCTTACTTACAGGCAGGCTCCTTTTTCCGGCCGATTAGTTCGGATGATGGCCAGTCAGGTCCTCGTCCACATTGTGCTCTGATTGATGAAATTCATGAACACAAAGATAACCGCGCCGTAGAGATGATGCGTGCCGGTACGAAAGGTCGGCGACAGGCGCTGATCTTCATGATCACCAACAGTGGTCATGATAAAACCAGCGTGTGTTATGACTATCATCAGTACGGACAAAAGGTTGCTGCAGGGCAGGCGAGTAACGACGCTTTTTTCGCGTTTATCTGCTCTCTGGATGATGGTGATGACCCGTTTAAGGATGAGTCCTGCTGGGGTAAGGCCAACCCATCAATGGGCTACACATTTCGCCCCGATTATCTGCGTGAGCAGGTCGAGGATGCGCGGGGAATGCCTGCGAAGGAAAGTCTGGTTCGGCGCCTTAACTTCTGCCAGTGGGTTGATGCTGAAAACCCGTGGATCAGTGGCGATGTCTGGATGGCTTGTGAGCAGGAAATATCCCTTGAATCGCTACGCGGGGAAACCTGCTATGGCGGCTTAGACCTGTCTGGTAAGCGAGATCTTACATCGCTGTCCCTGTACTTTCCGAAGATTCGCACGGTGCTGGTTGAGTTCTGGACGCCGGGTGACACGTTATTTGATCGTGCTCGTGTAGATAGGGTCCCTTATGACGCCTGGTTACGCGATGGCTATCTGCATGCACCAAAAGGCTCAGCGATCGATTATGGCTTTGTGGCCAAGCGGATCGCAGAGTTATCTCCGATGTTCGATATCAAGAGCATTGCGTTTGACCGCTATCACATCGACTACCTGATCCCCGAATTAGATGACGAGGGGGTAACAATACCGCTGACCCCGCATGGGCAGGGGTTTGGTAAATCGACGGAGTCAGGGCTATGGATGCCCCATTCTATAGAGCTGCTGGAGCAGCTCATCACCGAGAAGAAAATCATCATCGTTTATAACCCATGCCTACGCTGGAACGCGGCTAATGCGGTGATCGAGGAAGATAAAAGCGGTAACCGGGTGTTCAGTAAGCGTCGTAGCAATGGCCGCATCGACGGTGTAGTGGCGATGGCCATGTCGGTCGGAGCTGCTGACGGCGTGCAGGAAGAGGAGGGAGACATTGATGGTTTCTTTGATGATCCGATTATGGTGGGTATCTGATGGGAAAGAGTACGCAACCAGGGCGCATTAAAAGCGCCCTTTTAAATTGGCTCGGAGTCCCGATAAGCCTGACGAATGGAACCTTTCTTCAGGATTGGATGGGGGTGAGCAGTAGCGGGAAAACGGTGACGGTCGATAAGGCGGTTCAGCTTTCTGCGGTATGGGCCTGCGTCAGGCTGCTCAGCGAGTCGATATCAACGCTTCCACTGAAGGTATACCGGCGTCAACCTGACGGGTCAAAAGTATTGGCGCAGGCGCACCCGGCCTATCAGGTACTTTGTCGTCGGCCTAATCTCGAAATGACGCCATCCCGTTTTATGCTGATGTTGGTTGCCAGTATTTGCCTGCGGGGAAATGCTTTCATCGAGAAGCGGATGATCGGTAAAAAGCTGGTGTCTCTGATCCCTCTGTTGCCTCAGAACATGGTGGTAAAGCGGTCTGACGCCGGGGCACTGCAGTACATCTATACCGATAACGGTGTACAACGCACCATCCAGCCTGATCACATGATGCATATTCGAGGCTTTGGCCTGGATGGTATCTGTGGAACGATGCCCATGATGGCGGGGCGTGATGTTATCGGTGCGGCGATGGCCGTTGATGAGGCCGCCGCTAAAATATTTGAAAACGGGTTACAGAGCACAGGTTTTTTATCATCAAAAACGGCACTCACGAAAGAGCAGCGTGAGCGGCTTCGTAAAAATATGAATGCCTTTGTCGGCTCAAAAAATGCTGGCAAATTGATGATATTAGAGAACGACCTCTCTTATCAGAATGTGACGATGAACCCCGAGGCAGCCCAGCTATTGGAAAGCCGCTCATTCAGTATTGAAGAGATCTGTCGTTGGTTTAGGGTGCCTCCAATGATGGTGGGGCATACGACAAAACAGAGTAGCTGGGCGTCGAGCGTTGAGGGGATGAACCTCATCTTTTTAACGAATACGTTGCGCCCACTGTTGGTGAACATTGAGCAGGAGATCGCCCGCTGTCTGTTAGATACCGATGACGATTATTTTGCGGAGTTCTCCGTAGAGGGCTTCTTGCGGGCCGATAGCGCTGGGCGTTCAGCTTATTACACCACAGCGCTGCAAAACGGCTGGATGAGCCGTAATGATGTCCGGCGCTTAGAAAATCTGCCACCCATTGAGGGTGGTGACATTTATACCGTGCAACTTAATCTTACCCCATTGGATCAACTGGGGAATGAAACGGCTTCATCCAGTGAGCGCGCTCGCGCAGCAATGGCTGGGTGGTTATTCCCCGAAAGAAGCGATCCGTCTTCTCAGCCCCCCAGTTCATTAAGTAGTCACTCAGTCGATCAGGAGTAATCCGTCAATGACAAAAAAAAGCCTTCCGGCAGCGCCGGTGGGGCGACCTTGCGCGCGTGTTTCATGCGAGGTGATGCCTCATGCGCTGGATCACTGGAATAGCGGCATTCGTGCCGCGCAAGCCGATGACAACACCATCTCTATTTTTGACGTCATTGGTCAAGACTATTGGGGTGATGGTGTCACGGCAAAGCGCATCGGCGCCGTATTGCGGTCGCTGAATGGGGATGATGTTACGGTCAACATCAACTCACCCGGCGGCGATATGTTTGAAGGGCTGGCTATTTATAACCAGCTGCGCGAATACGAAGGGAAAGTCACCGTTAAGGTATTGGGCATCGCGGCATCTGCAGCGTCAATTATTGCTATGGCAGGTGATGATATTCAGATCGGACGCGGTGCGTTCCTGATGATCCATAACTGCTGGGTTGTCGCGATGGGTAACCGGCATGACCTGGAGAAAGTGGCTCGGGATATGGAGCCATTCGATAGCGCCATGCAGGATATTTATTCCGCTCGCAGCGGACTGTCCAACGACGTTGTCGCAGAGATGATGGATAACGAGACCTATATCAATGGTAGTGATGCTGTTGAGAAAGGGCTGGCCGATAGCGTGCTGTCGAGTGATCAAGTTAGCCAAGATGATGAAAGCCCCTCTGCCGCGCTGCGAAAACTGGATGCGCTATTGGCAAAATCCAACACCCCCCGCTCAGAGCGGCGCCGACTATTAAAAGCACTTTCTGGTAACACGCCTGGCGCTGTTGCCACCCCTGATGGTACGCCGAGCGCTGCCGCTGAAATTAACCCTGAAACACTAGCCAAACTGGATGCTGCATTAAGCGGCATGGTTTCGGCGTGCCAATAATCTGGAGAAATTATGTCAGAAGTTAATGAAATCCTGAAAAAAGTCACTGCGTCCATTGAGGATGCTACCAGCAAGTTTAACGCCAAGGCCGAAGAGGCTCTCAACGAGGCGAAGAAAACGGGGCAACTCTCAGCCCAGACGAAAGAGACGGTCGATAAAATGGCCGTCGAGCTTAACGCTCTGCGTGATGCGGAAAAAACGCTGAAAGCGTCACTGGGGGAGCTGGAGCAACATGTGGCTCAAATGCCGCTGGCCAATGCCAAAGGTGTGGTTGAGTCCGTTGGGCAGGTGGTTATTGGTAGCGAAGCGCTGAAGTCATTTTCGTCCAGTGTAGAGGGCGGGAAGCGCATTAGCATTCCTGTTAGCGCGGCACTTCTCTCATCCAACGTGCCTGCAGGTGTGGTTGAGCCACAGCGGCTGCCTGGTATTGATACTGCTCCCAAGCAGCGTCTGTTTATTCGCGATCTTATTGCGCCAGGTCGTACTGGGGCTCCGGCTATTTTTTGGGTACAGCAGACCGGTTTTACTAATGCGGCGAAAGTAGTGGCTGAGGGAACGGCAAAGCCCTATAGCGATATTCAGTTTGCCACCAAGATCACGCCAGTAACGACAATTGCCCATATGTTCAAGGCATCCAAGCAGATTTTGGACGATTTTGCACAACTGCAGTCTACTGTTGATGCGGAAATGCGCTACGGCCTGAAGTATGTCGAAGAGCAGGAGATCCTGTTCGGTGATAGTACCGGGGTTCATCTGCATGGCATCGTCCCCCAGGCTACGGCCTATAAGGCGGAGTTTGGTGTAGAGCAGCAGAACGGAATCGACGATCTGCGCTTGGCGATGCTTCAGGCGCAGTTGGCGCGTTTCCCTGCCTCTGGCCATGTACTGCATTTTATCGACTGGGCGAAGATTGAGTTGACCAAGGATACGTTGGGGCGCTACATCCTGGCAAACCCATCGGCGCTCACTGGGCCCACTTTGTGGGGGCTGCCGGTTGTAGCAACGGAGACAGCGGCCTTTAAGGGCAAGTTCCTGACTGGCGCCTTCAACGCTGCCGCTCAGCTGTTTGATCGCGAGGATGCCAACGTGGTGATCTCTACAGAGAACGCGGATGATTTTGAAAAGAACATGATTTCAATCCGTTGTGAAGAGCGTTTGGCGTTAGCAGTAAAACGTCCTGAAGCGTTTATCTATGGTGCGTTTACTGCGCCGGTAGCCCCATCAGGTAGCCATTAATCCATCAACGACAAGCGGCCATATGGCCGCTTTTTTCTGGAGAGCATCATGAAATTAACTGCATTGAGGCCGATTTTTGTTGGTGGTTCGGTTGTTGTTGAGGGTGAGGAATTTGATGTTAACGAGCAGCGAGGGCGTGAACTTCTTGCAAAGGGGTATGCCGGTAGTCTCGATGATAATCTTCCTGCGGAGCAGCCAGAGCAGCCAGAGCAGCCAGAGCAGCCAGAGCAGCCAGAGCAGCCAGAGCAGCCAGAGCAGCCGGAGCAGCCGGAGCAGCCGGAGCAGCCGGAGCAGCCGGAGCCAACCTCCACGGCAAAAAAGGGTAAAAAATAAGGGGGGAATATGCTCGATCTGCCACTGGTAAAGCAACATTGCCGGATAGATCCTGATTTTTCCGATGATGATGCACTGCTGCAAACCTATACCGTTGCTGCTTTTCGATATGTCGAGAATTTTACTGGTTGCAAACTGTGTGAGGTTAACGATCAGGATGCTGCTGATACCAGTGAGTATGGGCTCATATTGACTGATGACATCAAGACGGCGGCGTTATTTCTTATCGCGCATTGGTATGCTAACCGTGAGCCGGTGACCACTGACGGTAGCAATGCGGTGATCGTTCCGTTTGCTGTGGAGTCATTGCTGCAGCCGTATCGGGTCTATGGGATATGAGCGGGTTACGGGCTGGCGAGCTGAATAAACGCGTTGCCTTGCAATATCTCATAAAAAAGCGGGGATCGTTGGGAGAGCCTCTGCCGGATCAGGTAGTGGTCGTCGGTAAGGTATGGGCAAAGGTGGAGCCCATTTCTAACAGAAAAATTCGTCTGTTGGATCAGCCTCAGGTGGTGGAAACCTATCAGTTTACGCTGCGTCCTCGTGCTGACGTACAACAGGATTGGCAAATCGTGCTGGCAGATCAGGTATTCACCGTTAGAGCGACGGACAGAACGCAACCAGATCGCCTGATTATTACTGCGGAGGCCTGTACCCGCAATGATCGAATTAGCCATTAAAGCCTCATTGGAGCGCATTACCGGGATGGATGTTTATCCGTTACTTTTGCCTCCTGATGTGATGACCGGGATTACCTACCAACGTATATCGGACCCCGCCGTAGAGACTGGGTTAGCGCGCACACGCCTGGTGGAGGGGCGGTTTCAAGTCACGTTCTATGTCGTCGATACGTTTACCCGGCTGGTCACCGTGGATCGTGATGTCTGGTCAGCATGGCAAGGGATTGTGCATAGCCCCCTGGAGGGCTATGACGTGCAATTTATTGAACGCGCTGGCTTACAGGACGGACAAGAGATCCTGAATAACGGTTCTATTGTATATAGCCGCCGCCGCGATTACCTGATCACGTTTTCGGAGTAACCCATGGATATATCCATCACATTCCCGCAAGGGAAGGACTTCGATCGCCTGCTTACTGAGGTTGGAGAGAAAGTCGGGGTAAAGGTGCTGAGAGATGCAGGGCGTGCGGCTTTAGCAATTGTTGAGGCTGATATGCGGCAGCACGCCGGTTTTGATCCAAAAAATACCGGTGAACATATGCGTGACACTATTCGCACCCGCAGCACTAACCGCCTGCGCGATGAGCGGTATGCCACGGTGGTCACTCTGAAGGTTGGCCCTAGCAAAGCTCATCACATGAAAGCATTGGCTCAGGAGTTTGGTACGCGTAAGCAGGTGGCTAAGCCGTTTATCCGTCCGGCGCTCGATTACAACCGGCAAAGGGTATTACGCGTGCTGGCCGTTGAATTGCGCTATGCCCTTGAGGGCCGTTAATTCTATCCGCTGCGTTCGCAGCATTTTTAACAGAGAGATATCGCTATGACTGATGAAATTCGCAGCCCGTCAGAATTTGCCATGCTGCCGGCGGGAACCCGCGTATCGTTCGGCCCTTTGGGTACGACCATTGATGCAGGGAAACTACTGCAAAACGCCATGTCGATTGGCACTACGGGCAAAAAGGGAACCTATGTCGAAGTGACCCGCCTGATCGATACCGAGCCCAAGTTTATGCAGGATATGGGGGAGGCTGAGGACAAGACCTTCATTTTTATTGATGCCCCCGACGATACCAACCAGGAGGCATTTACTGCTGCTGCAGAGGCAAAAGAGACGGTGTTGATGTTCATTGAGTTCCCGAACAAGCGCGTTGCAACCCAGGAGCTGGCGCTGAATGGCTGGAGCATGCAATCGGTCGATACCCCGAAAGGCAAAGTATTGCAGGTCGAGGTCTACGCCAAGCAGAACAGCGTGTCCTGGTCACGCAAGACCCCGGTTCCGCCGTCAGGCAAATCAGCATAAGGAGGCTTCATGCTTTATAAAGACTTATTACTTCAGCCGAACAGCTCACCGACAACTATCGATGCCTTTGGCCAGCGGGTGACTATCCGGCGCCTTACTGCCATGGAGCTGATGGAGTACAACAACAGCATCGATGCAGAGAAAGGTAATGCTCAAGCGCTGTCTGAGCTTGGGGTTAATTTGTTCCTCTCAGCGCTGGTGCATCCCGACGGCAGCAAGCCCAGTCCGAAGGAACTCCCTACCGCAGTACAGATTCTTGGCTGTCAGGCTCAGGCTGATATTTTGCAGGCGGTGACCGATGTGCAACGCCATAGCTATGGCACGTTGGAGGAAGCCAAAAAAAACTGAGGGACTCGCCCTGGCTGTGGGAGCTGTTTGCACTGGCCGACAGCCTTGGCGAGAGAGATCCCAGAAAGCTGCTAGATCTCCCTGCCGACCTTTTGTTGCACTGGCAGGCGTTCAGGAACTTGAAGCAGGATGCCATTAAGGAATCAGGACTCCCGCTACTTACGGATACGGCCACGCCAGATCCGGTTGTGGATGGCGATTCTGATGATTTCTCTCAATGTTTACGGGTGATTGGTTATGGGTGATGTTGCATCACTGGCGGTTGCATTGCACCTGAATGCGGCCAGCTTTAAATCCCAGTTCTCTGACGCGATGCGCTCTGCGGACTCAGGTGCTCAGCAATTCAACCGAAAGGCCCAAACCGAAGCCCAAAAAACAAAGAAGGCGTTTGAAGACATCGGGGTAGGCGCTAAAAAAGCAGACGCCGATTTTCAGCTTCTGTCTCGTCGAACCCAAGAGAACATCGTTGGGTTCGATCGTCTGCGTGATGTGTTGGCTAATGTAGTGTCCGGCGGGACGGTTGCCGGGAGCACCATTACATCGGCCCTGATCCCGGCGTTGGGGACGGGGCTGACCACGGCGATAGAGAAGAGCACCGGTGGGTTACAGCAGCAAAAAGTTGCATTTTTTGAGGCGATGACTGCGCAGGCCGAGCACGCGCAAGGAGTCATCAGCGGCATAAAGGCAACGCGAGAGCAGGCCCAGGCTCAGGCAGATATCGCCCGTAAAACGATTGACGCAGCAACTGCTCAGCGTGAGCAGGCGTTCGCGCTGGATGAGTATTTAGCGAATCAGGCTCAGGTCAATAAGGAATATGGCATCCTGCTTTCTTATGAAAAAGAGCATGAGCAAAATGCCAGGGTGATCGCTGAGGCTAACCTCGCTGAGGCCAACGCCAAGAAAAAGCTGGTTGCGGCCAATTTGCAGATGGTGGAGTTGGATTCCACCGAAGCTACAGCAAAGAAACAACTGGCAGCTGCAACGGATCAGTTATCCGCCGCCAATCAGGAGCTGTCGTTTAGTCAGCGCATGGCAGCCAGTAGCGCTGGCATGTTGCGTGGGGCGATGTCTCTTTTGGGCGGTCCCGTTGGTATCGGCATTATGGCGGCATCGGCTGCAGTCACAATGCTGTACTCAGCGTATAACACCGCCGAAATGGAGGCGCAAAAGTTCAATGCTGCGCTGATGAAAAGCGGCATGCAGTCTGTAATGACGGTTTCTGATCTACGTCGGTTAGCCACCCAACTTGGCGGGACAGAGAGCGCTATGAAGGGGGTTCAGGCGGCGGTATCCGCTGGGTTCTCCGGAGGGGCGCTGACTGAGGTTGCCGATCTGGCCAGGCAGATAGATGAGGCCGGCGGCAGTGCTGATGAGTTGGTCAGTCAGCTGAGCGCCCTGCGTGATGATCCGCTACGTGCCATGGAACAGTTGACGCAGCAGGGCGTGGTGTTAAATGAAACCATCATCCAGCAGATTGCCGCGCTGGAGCGCCGGGGGGAAAAGGTCGCTGCCGGTGATCTGGCGCAAAAGGAGGCGGCAGAGGCGGCCAAGCGCAATCTGGAAGAGCAGAAGCGCCTGACAGATGAACAGACCGAGTCGCTGAAGCAGCTGGCGTTGGGCTGGCGCGGTGCCAACGTTGCGATGGGGGAGTTTGGTCTGTTATCTGCGCAGATACCGCAGATTAAGGCCGCCTCATCCTCCGCGGCCGATGATAAGGCAAAAGCCGAAGAGCGAACCCGTAAACTCAAGGATGAGCAGCAGCAGGCGTTAGAAACACTGCGCACGGAAAGTCAGATCGCGGCTGTGATGAAAGCGGGCGCCGATAAGAAAGTCGAGGCTATCAAACTCACCGATGCAATCAACGCCCGCTATAAAGCAGGCAGGATGACGGCTGACGAGTATGCACAGGCGTTGAAAGGCGTCGATAAGATGTATAGCGAACGCCAGAAGAAAGCAACGGGAGCTTATAAGGATGATGAGGCCACTCGCCGCTTGGCGGAGTTAAAGCAGCAGGAGGTGGTGTTACGTCAGCAAAATGTGACGACCGAGGATCTGACCGCCGCTGAGAAAAAGCTGTTGGCCTTTAATCAGGAAATGGCTGAGATAAAAAGCAAACGGATACTGACAGCCAGTCAGAAGAGCTTGCTGAACGCCGAGGCCCAACTACGCGCCCAGCTGCAGATCAACGTCAGCCTGGAGAAAGCCGCGCAGCAGCATCAGATTGCGTTGAAAGCCCAGGAGCAGATGCGTGATGTGGCCGAATCTACCCGCCAGTTGCAGCAGGAGCATAACAACAAAATTGCGCAGATGAGCATGACCCCAGCCGCCTATGATCAGATGGTTGAGATCCAGCGCATTCAGGACGATTTTCGGAAGCGGAAAGAGCAGTTAGATGATTTATATCTTAATAAGAGCTCAAAGCAATATCAGACACGGATTGAACAATTGCGGGTTTCAGAACAAGAGCAAATAGCTATAGTTCAAGCTAGCAACGATAAAAAAGTTACGATTGAAGCCGATGGCTATGAGGGGATGAAAAAAGGGCTGCAGGACTGGCAAGAGGCTGCAGGTAACTCCTTTAGTCTGGCGCAGGATGCGGCGATGAATACCATGAACTCGATGGGGGACGCGGTAGCGAACTTTGTCGTGAAGGGTAAGGGCGATTTCCGCTCCTTTGCAACCTCGGTATTGTCTGATATTGCCGCTATGATGGCAAAAATGGCCATATTTAATTTGGTTAAAGCCGGAACCAGTCTCATGGGGTGGGCCAGTGGTGGCTATACCGGTGATGGCGGAAAGCATGACGTTGCAGGTGTCGTTCACCGAGGAGAATGGGTTGTCCCTCAAGAGGTGGTAAAGCAACCGGGTATGTTGGGCTTTCTCAATCAACTGACTTATGGAAAGGGTTATGCTGATGGGGGGTTGGTTGGGGGCAGATCGCCATCGACGCCATCACCCTCTGCGTCAGTGGCAACGCCAAAGGCGCCGATTACGCTGAACATTTCGGTTCCCATATCAGTGCATCAAGACAAAGGTGATGTCGATAATACGCAGCAGCCGGCTTTCACGAAGGAGGTTAAACAGTGGGTGATTGGCACGGTAGAGGCTAAGTTGCAAGATGCAATGCGTGATGGCGGCGATCTGGATCAGTTCGTCCGGCGTCGGTCTTAGCATTTTCTCCTGGATTGTGCCAGTATTCGGGCATAACACAGATAGGAGGCGTTATGAGAACATTAATATTGGTAGCCCTATGTGGTGTGTCGGCGTTTGTTTCGACATCTGTCATGGCGAGGGACCTGGCGCAATCAGAAAAGCAAGTGATTATGGATGTTGTTAACTCAAGGCTGAAAGATCCTTACAGTGCCAAATATACTTGGCAGGATTATAAAGGCGGTGAGACATATTGTGCTTGGGTTAATTCAAAAAACTCCTATGGTGGGTATGTTGGTAATCAAGTCATTATTATGGATGTAAGACAGGATAAGCTAGGAAAAATAGTGTGGGCGCAAGGCGGCTTATCTGATGATCCTATTTCATACCCTATATGCACTGATGATGGATATAAGGTTAAGCCTTAATGAACAAATAACCCGCCCAATGGCGGGTTTTTACTATTGAGATAAATAAATATGGATACTTTTCACTGGTCGCCACGGCCAGCTATGGGGGCGTCCATTAAGCCCAGCGTTACTGTGGTTAAATTTGGCGATGGCTATGAGCAGCGGCGGCCAGCTGGCATTAACCATATCCTGGAGAGCTATTCCCCGGTATTCCGCGTTAGCCATGACGAGTTTAGGGAGATCGAAGCGTTTTTCCGTCGTCAAGGTGCAGTAAAGGCGTTCCTGTGGCGCTCTCCACAGAGGCACGTCCTGATCCGTGTGGTATGCCGTGAATGGTCTGAGCAGGTCTATAACAACTATGTTGACGTATCCTGCAAGTTCGATCAGGTGGCGGCATAAGGAGGCTGTATGCAAGATATCCCTCAAGGCACACTGAGACAGTTGGGGGCGTTTACGCAAAATCCCCACCTCGATTTGTGGGAGATCGATCTCACCCCATTTGGCGGTACACGCTTCTTTTTCCACGATGGGGTTAATGAGCGCGGAGAGGCTATTACCTGGCAGGGGCGTAAATATGAACCATACCCTGCCGGTGGTGATGGATTTGAGTTTAACGGCAAGGGGCCCGGTAACCGCCCAACGATGAAGTTATCCAATCTGTTTGGCCTGATTACTGGGCTAGCAGAGGATTATGATGGCTTGGTTGGCGCTAGAGTAGTACGGAGACAGGTCTATGCCTGCTTTTTGGATGAGGAGAACTTTGAGCGTGGGAATCCTACGGCAGATCCCACCGAGGAGGTTGTATCTCGCTATGAGGTTCAGCAGCTGTCGGAGCTAACCTGTGAGTGGGCTATATTCACGCTCTCTATTCCGACAGAGACTGATGGCGCTCAGTTCCCTGGCAGGACCATGTTGGCGGACATTTGCTCCTGGGTATATCGCTCTGATGAGTGTGGTTACCGGGGGGCGGCTGTGGCCGATGAGTTTGATAAACCGACTAGCGATCCGCTCAAAGACAAGTGTGGGAAGTGCCGTAAATCGTGTGATCTGCGTAATAACATGGGCCGCTTTGGTGGATTCCTGTCGATCAGTAAGCTATCGAGGTGAACCCACCTTGGTGGGCTTTTTTCATTGGGAGTCATATGGTTGATGATCTCATCGCGTACGCCAGCCAATGCGCGCCTATGGAGGCGTGCGGTTATGTAGTACGCACACAACAAGGTGATATTTTCCTGCCGGCTGAGAATCGTTCGATTGAGCCAACGCAGTATTTTCGAATGACGCCAGAGGACTTTTTGACGGCACAGACCAAAGGCGATGTTATCGCGCTGGTGCATAGCCACCCGGATGGCCCCCCGCATTTAAGCTCTGCAGATCGGTTACTCCAAGTACAAAGTGCTTTGCCTTGGTGGTTGGTCTGTGATGGTTCAGTCCAGAGATTCCGCTGCGTTCCGCCGTTGTTGGGCAGGCAATTTGAACATGGCGTGATGGACTGTTACACCCTGTTCCAGGATGCCTATCATCTGGCTGGAATCGCTATGCCGGATTTTCCTCGTGAGGATGATTGGTGGCGACATGGGCAAAATCTCTATCTGGATAATATGGCGGCCACAGGATTCAGGCAGGTCAAAGGTGCGGCACAGGCAGGTGACATTATGCTGTTCTGCTATGGCTGCTCTGTCGCTAACCACGCCGCCATTTACTGTGGTGGGCAGACCATCCTGCATCACCTTCCAAACCAACTCAGCAAGCGAGAGGAGTTAACCGGATCATGGCAACGACGCATACACAGCCTGTGGCGACATGCGGAATGGCAACCTTCCTCCTTCACGGGGATCTGCAACGATTTGGCCGCAGAATTCCATTACAGGTCATGACGGCAGCTGAGGGGCTCCACGCCTTGCTAGTGCAGGTTAGTGGTTTACGTCAGCACTTACGCGCAGGGTGGTATCAGGTGCGTATTGCGGGTCATGATGTGGCACCAGACAAAGTAATGCAGCGTTTGCATGAGCCACTTCCCATCGGGGCGATTGTGCATATCGTCCCGCGTATGGAGGGCGCGGCGAAAGGCGGTATCTTCCAGTTTATTGCTGGTGCCGTACTCACTACCGTTGGTTTATTGACATCTTGGACAGGGATTAGCTCAGCCCTTACAGCGGCGGGTATCGGGATGATGTTGGGAGGTGTTGCTCAAATGCTGACGCCAACACCTCGGACGCCAGCGTCGTCACAGAGCGATAACGGAAAGGGTAACAGTTATTTCTCTAACCTGGATAATGCTGTTTCACAGGGAAATGTCATGCCCATTCCCTATGGCGAGATCCTCACCGGGTCGCGGGTTATATCGCAGTCTGTCAGTGTATGGGATGGCAACGGTGATACTGATGTCGATCTCGGTAAGGCTGGTCAGAAGTTATAATTTTCGCGCTATTCAATAAGCCACCTTCGGGTGGTTTTTCTGTTTCTGGAGCACAGACCATGGGAAAAGGTGGGGGCGAGCAGCATACGCCTTATGAACAACCCGATAGCCTGAAATCAAAGCAGAAGGTTTCAATTATCGATGCGATCGGTGAGGGGCCAATCGAGGGACCGGTTAATGGCCTGCAGAGTGTCCTGCTGAAAATGACGCCGGCGGTGGACAGTAACGGCAACAGTAACGTGAATGGCATGAGCCTGCAGTGGGTAGCTGGTGAGAACGAGCAGCCGGCACTGAAAGGGTTTGAAGGGTCGGGAACGGAGGTGCCGGTAAACGCTGAAATTAAAAACGGCGCACCGTTGACTCGCACCATTACCTCTACAAACATTGACCGCCTGCGCTTTACGTTTGGTGTGCAGTCCTTGGTGCAGGTTAAGGACAACGGCGACCGTGTTGGAACGTCAGTTGATTTGCAGATCCAGATTATGCGGGATAAGGCGTGGGTGACAGAGCGAAACATTACGATCTCTGGGAAAACAACATCGCAATATCTGAATGCGTTGGTGATCGACGATCTACCGCCGCGTCCGTTTGATATCAGAATGGTGAGAAATACACCTAACAGCAGCAGCGACACACTACAAAACAAAACGCTGTGGGCCAGTTACACCGAGATTATTGACGTACAACAGCAGTATCCCAATACGGCAGTTGTCGGGTTGACATTTGACAGTGAGCAGTACGGTAGTGAAATCCCAAGTCGTAACTATCACATCCGTGGGCGCATTGTGCAAATCCCCGCGAATTATAACCCGCTGACCAGGGAGTATAGCGGTATATGGGATGGCTCATTCAAACCCGGATGGACAGATAATCCTGCTTGGTGTCTATACGATGTGCTGACCCATCCCCGCTATGGTCTCGGTAAAAAAATTGGCTCAGTTATCGTGGATAAATGGGCTCTTTACGCAATAGGACAATATGCTGATGCCATGGTGCCCAATGGTTATGGCGGTGACGAGCCGCGTATGCGCTGTAATGGGTATATTACCGATCGCCGTTCTGCTTATGAGGTGATTAGCGATTTCTGCTCCATCATGCGGTGTATGCCCGTCTGGAACGGTCAGCAACTTACCTTTATTCAGGATCGCCCCGCTGATTGCGTTTGGCCCTATACCAATGCCAATGTGGTTGATGGTAAGTTTTCGTATACCTTTAGCCCAAAATCATCTAGGCATAATGCGGTACTCGTTCGTTGGATTAACCCTGACAACGGGTGGAAAGAGGATTTTGAGTATGTATCAGATGATTTATCGATCGCTGCTAATGGGTTGAATCAGATCGATGTCGACGCCTTTTGCTGTACAAGCAGAGGACAAGCGCATCGACATGGCCTGTGGATTTTAACGACGGAAAAACTTGAGGTGCAAACCGTATCTTTCAAAGTCGGTGCTGACGGGCTCAAGCATTTACCGGGTGATGTGATCGAGGTCGCTGATAATGACTATGCCGCTAACCAGATTGGCGGGCGATTACTTCATGTTGATGTTGCGCGGCGGACTATTACCTTGGATAGGGCCGTCACTCTGCCAAACGGTAAGGTTACCGTAAACACTATTGGTGATGATGGCCGTCCTGTTCGCCTGGATGTTGAAGGGCATCCGGCCCCTGATACGCTGTTGTTAAAGCGAATCCCCATCGGGCTGAAAGAGTTTGGCGTGTGGTCATTGCTGTTGCCGTCCCTGCGTCAGCGTTTATATCGTTGCATATCTATCAAGGATAATCGAGACGGCACTTATAGCGTTGTGGCCATTCAACATGTCCCAGAGAAAGAGGCAATTGTTGATAATGGTGCTAACTTTGACCCCAAACCAGGCTCAGATAGCTCCTCTATTCCTCCAGCCGTAGAGCATCTCGCTGTAGAGGTAACCCCGGACGATGGTCAATATCAGGCCATTGCGCGGTGGGATACGCCAAGGGTAGTTAGTGGTGTGCAGTTTGAGCTAAAACTGAATCGTTCTGATCGTGTTGTTGGAACGCAGACAACCTCCGATATGGAATATCGTTTTTCATTACTTCCTCTCGGTAAATATGAGTTGTCTGTAAGAGCAATTAACCAGTTTGGTCAGAAAGGTGATCCATCCTCTGTGGTGTTCAATATATCCGAACCGGAGGCGCCAACATTTATTGAGTTAACGCCAGGCTATTTTCAGATAACGGTTAATCCGCGTCTTAGTTATTACCAGAAAGATACGCAGTTCGAATTTTGGTTTTCTGAAAATCGAATTGTTGATGTACGGCAGATCGAATCACAAGCATCGCGGTTGGGGATCGCGAGTTATTGGGTAAAAGATCAGCTGTTGAAGTTAGGTACAGATTATTACTTTTATGTTCGCAGTGTTAATCAGGTTGGAAAGTCTGCTTTCGTTGAGGCTGTTGGTCAGGTAAATAGTGATGCTGATGGTGTCCTCGATATTCTGAAAGACAAAATCACCTCTGACCAAATGACGCAGGATTTTCTGAAAGGCATTGATAATAATCTGGTGCGTGATGAGTTTAATAAAGCACTGGATGATTCAGAAGCTAAAGTTGATCAGGCGCTGACGGTTTTGGAGTCTGCTGTTGGTGACTCTAAGGCTCAATTGCAGGCGTTGTCTCAGACTGTTGCGACGGAGGATGCTGCGTTATCTCAGAAGATTGATAACGTTAATGCTCAGGTCGGCGAAAATGCTTCTGCTGTCCAGGTGATTTCTAAGGCGCAGGCAGATCTTAAGGGCGATGTGTCTGCCATGTGGTCAATGCAGGTTCAGACCACACAAGACGGTAAAAAGGTTATTGCCGGGATTCAGGCCACAGCTGAGGGAGGTGTTGGCCAAGTACTGATACTTGCCGATCGTTTTGCCGTTATGAATCCCAATAATGGCAGCGAGTTGTTGCCTTTCATCATTCAGAATGGCCAGGTTATTATTGATGAGGCTTTTATGAAATCACTCAATATTAACGATAGGTTTATTGTTACTCCAGATGGACAGCTCACCATTCGATCTCACAAAGATAGCCGCGTTGGTTTAATGATGGATAGCGATCTGATACAGATTAATGATGAATCAGGCCGGCCAGTTATAAAATTGGGAGATTTGAGGAAAACGCTGGTATGAGTGACTATGGTCTGAGGATTTTTCGTGATGATGGTTCATTCCTAACACTGAATAGCGAGACAACCGTATCAAAAATTTTGGGAGTATCAAGAGTTCCTGGTGATGGCTTAAATCTCGCCAAGGCGCCATTCAATACAGGGATCGTTATTCCTGATGGGTACGATTACTATTGCTGGAATAGTGCCCCCATCGCTGGTTATGACAGGTTATCGATAGGAGGGCCGTGGGGGTTTCATCGGAGATACTCGCGCCTTGATGGCGCAAGGCGAGTGCTTATAGATACAACCAATACCGCCGATTATCGTATTCCTGCCCTGTTTTATGCTGTCATTGCGTGGCCGACTAAAACGCAGCAGAAAGCCACATATGGTTTGGAAGTGTTAAATGGGTCTGCATTATTTAGGTTGACAGGTGATACATCATTTAGCACTGAGCTTTTCAGAGGAGAGGTAACCATAGATTACGGATGGGCTCCGTCCAGAATCAACCCAGCATTTAATCGATATAACTCTGTGGTATTTTTCTATACTACTGATCCTACTGTTTGCATATCGTGCCATGAGGAGCCGCAGCAAATAAATTTTTACCCGGTAGATATCAGTAATGCGGCGCCAAGATCTGTTCGTGCTAAAGTTGTTATCTTTGGTACAGGAAATGGAGGTGGCGGGCTTCAACGTGATACCTATGGCCTTGAACTATACAATAATGGCGTGCTGGCCTATAACTCAGGGTGGCGTATGTTAACACGACCAATACTATTAAATATGAATGGTATGGCTCAAAATAGTATGACCGGGGTTTCCGGCGTTCGCAGGCCAATGTATATGCCTACAGGTGTTGGTCAGTGTGGGGTTCGCAAGCTATATCAGCGCAGCGATGGCTTTTCGATCGGCGCAGCAATGGGGCGGGTTTCTGGTGAGTTTGCTCATTCATCGCCATGGTTTGTTGGTGACTCGCCATTGATGGTACTCGACGCAGAAGATTACTTCTCCTTTTAACTTCCTCCCTTATTTCTACTATTTCACATTAACCCTTCATAAAAGGATCTGGTATGCGTGTATGCATTTTATGTCCTGCTATTTTTCTTTTTGCTGCTGGTATGACTCAAGCGAGTTCAGGTGATTCAACAATAACGCTGAATTATATACAGCAATCGAATAGCCAGGTTGAGAAAGATTTGGTTGGGTTTAAGCAGATTACAGATCAGTTTATTGGATCTGAACACTTTGGTGCGTCCACGACGCCATACCGTGATGCGGAAGGTGTTGCACTTTCCTATCGCTATGAGTTTACCGACTGCTGGGGCGTGATAGGGCGGCTAAGTTACACGGGATTACGCCGGGGAATGCAGATCCGGCGCGGGCATAATTATGGACCGGGTGTCCCTGTACTTGTTGATGGGCGTAGCCGTTCCCAGCGATGGGGGATCATGACGGGTCCATCGTATCGAGTTACCGACAATCTCAGTTTATATGGGCTGGCGGGTGCCAGCGTTGATCGGCTGAGCTGGCATATTCAGGTGGATGATGGCGCTAACGATGCGCTTGGGACGGCTTTGCACACTGCGGAGCAGCAGTTAACCCGTGTATCGATGGCTTACGCCGCCGGAGTCCAGCTTAACGCTGGAGGTTATGTCCTGGACTTCTCATATACCGGTGTTGGCGGTGATGACCGCAGCCATGGCTTTTTGGTTGGGGTTGGTCTTATTTTTTAGAGTTTTGACATGACGGGTAAGTGTGGTGCGATTAAATGTTATTGGTTCGCTTTGCACTTTCTTATAAATCAATAAGATGTGTATTCATTTTGTTGTTTTCTCTCTATGGGGTGGAGAAAGCATCCACCTGTATCTATTCTTAATTAAAGAAAAGCCTAAGGATGGTTGAGATGAGATAAATGAATAAGAGAAAATATGTTTTTTTATTGTTTTTTATTTTTCCGATATGTGCTTTTGGTGCTGATGGTGCAGAGGACTCTGTTCCCGTGTTTACCACCCCGTGGTCTCGCCTTTTTTCTGGTTCAGAAGCGAGATTGTCTACAGCTATTACTTATAATGCACCATTGTCTAATCAAGACAAGTATATACCAGTAAGTTATACTGAGAGTGAGACCAAAAACATATATAACCAAAGAGTCTTTGTTAGTTTTCAGTACTCCCCATTAAGCTCTTTTTTTGCTAATTTGACGGTTAGGACACCATTGCAAAATATTAATCGTTATAGAGCTGATTTTGTTTATAGTTTTGGCTATGATGATTGGAGGCCAGGAACATTCAGCCTAGTATATAGCAATTATGGTGACAATAATAAATTCTTCCCACAAGAAGGTGATCGCAGAACAAAAATAGAGCAAGGAATGATTACTGCGGCATATAAGTTTTCGCTTCCGAACTCATGGAATAAAAATATATTGATATATCCTAGTGATAGCCTAACATGCCAAATAGGCTATTTATATGGCCCAAGATATTACTCGACACAAGAGAGTAGAATACGGAAAGGGAAGAGTGTATTGCTTGGAAGTTGCGGGTATACATTAAAACATAATTATTTTTTCAGGGTTTCGACGTTCTTTTACCCAGATAGATCTCAGCAACAACCATGGGATGCAGACTATACCTATAGCATTGGCTATGTTTCAGGTTATCAACCTGGTGATTTATCAATTTCATATAGTAACTATAGCGGAACACGGTATTTTTGGCGAGGTGATCGTAATGCTAACTTTCGAGATGGGACCATTAGTATTACTTGGACTCTCCCATTCTGAATAAATAGTCACTAAGTAACAGGGCCACCATCGGTGGCCTTTTTTATTTATGGAGTCAATATGGCACGCATTACCGGCATCCTAAAAAATGGGATGGGGAAACCTATTACCCATTGTGAAATTGCGTTGAAAGCGCTACGAACGAGCGCAAGCGTCATTGTTCATACTGTCGCATCACAGAGCCCTGGAGAGGCAGGGCTATATGACATGGCAGCGGAGCCAGGGCAGTACCGCGTAACGCTCTGTGTGGATGGATATCCGCCGGAGTATGTCGGGGATATCCAAATTTACCACGACTCTCCTGATGGCACCCTGAACTATTTCCTAGGGCTCCCGGTGGATGGTGATTTACGCCCTGATGTGATGAAAGAGTTTGAGATAATGGTGGCCAAAGTTTCAGCCCAGTCTGCTGAGGTTGAAAAAAATAAGGATGCCGCCGCAGAGAGCGCTCGATCAGCACTGAATAGCCAGCAGTCCGCCCATAGTTCAGAGTCGGCAGCCGCGGAGAGCGCCACTGCAGCACTGGCCAGCCAGAACGCCGCGAAAGCGTCGGAGCAATTAGCTGCTAGTGGCGCCCAGTCTGCGCAGGCCAGCCAGCAAGCGGCCAAAGCCTCGGAGTCTGCGGCAGCAGACAGCGCTGTTGCGGCGCTGGCCAGTCAGAATGCAGCTAAAGAATCAGAGCAGGCAGCCGCCAGTAGCGCCCTGGCCGCTCAGGCCAGTCAGCAGTCCGCCCATGCTTCAGAGTCGGCAGCCGCGGAGAGCGCAGCTGCAGCATTGGCCAGCCAGAATGCTGCGAAAGCGTCGGAGTTGGTCGCGACCTCCTCTGCGGAAACTGCGGCAAATGATGCAGCTGCAAAAGCGGCACAGGCAACCGAGGCTACTCTGAAGGAGGCTGTGCGTGCAGATGCAGATCGTGCCGCATCCAGCGCCACGGAAGCGCATTCCTCTACAGAGCAGGCTGCTGGATCGGCAAGTAGTGCTCATAATTCGCAAATGGCAGCTGCTCAGTCAGCGTCACAGGCGGCGGGATTGGCCGATAAAGTGAAAGCTTCAGAAGCTGCAGCGGCAGAGAGCGCATCATCTGCTGCGCAATCAGTGTCACAGGCATCAAGCTCAGCCAGTGCGGCAGCAGGTAGTGCTAGCGCCGCGAAATCCTCGGAAACAGCCGCCGCAGGGAGTGCGTTGGCGGCGGAAGGATCTGCACAGAGTGCCAAGGTAGAGGCTGATCGTATCTCTGGGGGGTTGGATACCAAGCAGGATAAATCAGAACTACTGGGCGCGATTGCTGCGTTGCAGGCTGCGGCAAATAAGATCGTTGTGTTGACGGGGCCCAGCTCTGTCGAGGCTGCGGACTTGAGTACATTTGCTAAATCGCTACTGAGTAAAACTGACCAAGACAGTGCTATTGAATGCCTAGGGTTAAAAGAAACCGTAACTTTAGCGGGTAATGCATGGTCAAAAAAATATATTGGACGTCTTAAAAATGGCGGAGCTTTTGCTGGATGTAACCAGGGAGGCATTTATGAGGTCTCAATAGGGACGCCATCATCTGTTGCCGACTTTCCAATGAAAAATGGAACATATATCTATGGTTATGGTGTTTTATATGTAACATCAAATAGTGGTACAATATCGCAGCTGTATATATCACACAATGGTCAGATTGCAGCGAGAATTAAGTGGGGTGATCAACCAAATTTTAAGTCGTGGGCAGTTTATGACCCTAACTCCAGTTTTGAGTATGGATGTCCGCTTATTGGATCGCTAATCCCTTGGGCACTTGAGAGAATGCCTCAAGAAATATGGCCTAATTGTGGTATGCACTTTATCCCATACATGGGCCAATCTTTTGATCCAGAGCTATTCCCAAAATTACATGATGTGTATCCTGACAACAGGCTTCCTACAGATATGCGGGGGTATACCGCAAGAGGGTGGGATAATGGTAGGGGGATCGATATAGGTCGCGCATTACTCAGCTATCAAGATGATGCAATACAAAATATAACAGGACAATTTGGATGGATGCCATTTAATGGATCGTCCCCCGTAGCATCTGGTGCTTTTTCGGTTGATAAAATTGGTGCTAATGTCTGGGGTGGCGGAACTGAAAGGCGTGATTGTGCAATTGGGTTTAATGCCTCTAATGTCGTTAGAACCGCAGAACAGACTCGGGTTAAGTCTGTAGCATGGAATTATATCACTAGGGCAAAATAATTATGTTAGATAAGAATGGTAATGCGATAAACGATATCGTCATGACTGTATATGGTTTCTCTCGTAATGATCATGAGTTTATTGGAGGTTATGATGTCAGATTATTATCAGGGACAGGAATACCAAGCGACTCCACTATTCTGACGCCGCCAAAGGAAATTTCAGGTAAAACTCGTATTTTTAACGGGAGTGCTTGGGAATATATAGATGATCACAGGGGGGATACTGTGTATTCAACGTCAACTGGTGAGTCATCGCAAGTCACGTATCTTGGTGACATAAAGCCAGGATACACCCTGATAAAGCCAAGCACACCATACGATGCGTGGGATGGTACAGCATGGGTTACCGATCTCAATGCTCAGCATGCTGCTAATGTGGAACTTGCTGAACAGAAAAAGAGCCTCCTACTGAGTGAAGCTCAAGAGAAAATTGGCTTGTGGCAGACGGAGCTGCAACTCGGCATGATTACCGATAGCGATAAAGCTGCTCTGATTACCTGGATGACCTACATCAAGGCGGTTCAGGCTGTTGATACCTCGGCGGCTCCTGATATCGCATGGCCGCCAAAGCCGGCTGGTTGA